TTATTTATTATTTATGATACATTGAACTAATATACTCATTGTAAGATTCTTTTTCCCATGAATCCATACTAGAAATTCTTAGTCTAGCTTTCTTCCAACTGCCCTCTCTTGGGTCGTTTAGTCTTGAGAAAGCATCATTCCAAAGCGGTCTGTATTTTCTTATCTCTCTAGCCTTCATCGCATTGTAGAATCTTTCTTCTACGTAGTCGTTAATGGCACGTTCAAAGAATCTAGGAACTATTGGAGTATCTCCTATAGCTGTTCCCATTCCGTTTACTACTAGCCTTACCTTATCGTAAGCTGCACATTCCGATGAAAGCATTAATAAACCATTCTGAACATTTGCATAATACTTATTACCAACATAAGCCAATGCCGAATTATAGTTATAAGAGTTCGGTAAAAACGGGTCATCGTCACTCGTGCTGCCTTGGTCTTTAATCTTAGCAGTGTACCCCTCTCCTTTTCCATTGTTGTTATACAATCTTTTGTACCAAACAACCTGAGAAGTGCTAGGCGAACAACACGAACCATTATACAGATATATTTCACGAATATTGAATACATTTTTTGGAAGCTCTAGAGACAGCGTTTTTTTAGGCATGTCTTTGTCAATGGTGACGGTATCGAAGAAGGTATCAAAAGCCAACTCTTGCAAAGCATCTTGGATTCTAGATGTGTACCAACCAATAGAAAATCCTTTTCTGTACTCGGCATCATCAAGAGTCATGGACACTTCTGCTAAAATATGATTTACGCTAACAAAGTCGTTGCTATTCATTACTGTCTATTTTCAGGTTCTTGTATTTGTATTGGTTCGGGAACCTGCGGTGGGGGTGGACTCTCAGGAGAAGATTCATCCGAGCCTTGATTAACCCTTTCTTCGGGCATCATCATTACAAACCTTCCAAGGTCTAATACCGCCTTCATTAGTTCCTCTATTCTTTCGTCAGGAAGTGGAATCTGTGCATCTAAATCACATACGCTAGATGGGTCTAAAGTACATCTTATAGCTATCTCTACATCTGTAACATTAATACACTCGGTTCCAACTAAATAAATTCTGTTTACATCTACTCCGTCAAACTTGTCTCCTATCCTATAAAAGTATGGGTTAGAGGTTGTTGGCTTAGTGTACTCATCCATATACAATGTTCTCAGCTTAGATACATGTGTAGGCTGAAAATAAGTCTGAGCAAAGTTAGCACCTGCACAACAGCATCCTGTTTCGTAATTGTAAGTTATATAGACAACACCCTTTTCATTAGGCAAATCCATTATCTGAGCAGGTAAGTCAAAGTAGTGCCTTCCTTTAGTGTCTGTAGATACGGTAACGCTTGTGAATGTAGAAACAAACAATCCGCTTTCAGTTATTTCATTTTGACTTACTCTTATTCTATTGGCTACAACCTGTATCCAATACAATATCTGAATCAACCTAATGTCGGCATCATCAAATGCTTTATTCAAAGAAGTCCTTATGTCGTTTGCTACGTATCTATAACTTGCCATTATTGAATTGATTGGAGTAAAATTTGAATATCTTGATTGGTAACTGTATTAAGTGTTGTTTGGTCTCCTTGCTTATACGAAATGTATTGAAGTGCCTTATTGAACAACGTCTGAAACGCTGTGTCAGGGAACTCAATAAAATCAGCAAGAGAGGTTATAGGCGTAGGTTTCTTAGCCCAAAAAACAGTAACCAATTTTTGATTTAAAGCAGGTCTTATCTCTATCTCTCTATCTATGGTATTGGTTCCTAGCGGAGAATAGTTAGCAGGAGCAGTATATGCATACTCTTTAAGAGCATCGCAAATTACCGTTCCATCATAGCCTGCCTCAAATGGATTATTCCTATTTATTGTCCATTCCTCAATGGTAAGTCTTTTAGCATCGAACTCAGATGCAATATGGTATAAATCATTTCTATATGCTGAGTTCTTTGTTGATGCGGGGGGAGTAAATATCTGACCTGTTGTGTCTGTTGTAGGAGATGGCATAATAGCCAATATAGTCCATACAGGTTCAGGGAATACTGAAAAAGAAATGCGGGAATCCTTCGATGTCTGAAAAACTCCCGCAGTACTTATGTCTTGAAATATTTCTTCGCCTATTTTCTTTTGTCCAAACGCCAATGACATGACGTTATTTAACCATTTCATTGATGCATTGATAGCAGGAATGATGTCTAACGTATCATTATAGTGGTCTGCTCCTTCTGCATCCAAAGCAAACCTCATTTGGTCTGCTAGAGTTTGGGCGAGTATAGGCATTGTTTAATTTATTTTTAATAAACACTTGTCGTCTGTAAGTCATTATCAACATCTACTTTTCTGTCTTCAACTACTCTTCCGTCTTTATCTCTTTCACCACCACGAAGTTTTAATTCACGCTGATTTTTCTCATTTTTCAATGCTTGCTCTGCTAACTTACGAGTGAGTACTTTTCTTAGCTCCATAAGGTCTCCTGTAGCTACAGTAATGCCTTCTCTTGTGCATCTTTCAATAACAGCGTGGTCGTTTAATCTGTTGACTACGTTGTTCATTTCACTCATCTTCTCTGCTAATGTAACATTTACATTTTGAGCTTTTCCCATATCTTCAAAAAACTTAATACCAAACAAAGAGTGGTTTCTTAACCAATCAGCCATAGAAGCACTTCTGATAGTAGCCTGACTTACGCTAACCATTTCAGCAGTTCTTCCACCTGTTTTCTTTGAGTATCTATATAGCTTTTCAAATATGATTGGTTGGTTTCTAGGAGGCGTAACTTCTCTTCCGTAACGCTTATCTCCATAAACCCCATACCAACAGCTAAATGCAAAGAAAACAGCAGGAGTATCTAAGTAATCCTCTTTTGCATCGTATTCTTCATCCCAACCTTCATTTTCGCTTGCTGCAGATGTTTTAGATTTTAATTCTTCAATATCTCTACGCAAGTCTTCGATTAGCTCTTTGTACATTAAGTCAGAGCTTTTGTCTCTTTCAACTTTGTTACCTTCCTCAAAAGACAACCCATCATCACTACCTTTTTTAACAGCCATTTTATTTTATTTAATGAATAAATCCCCCTCAACTAAGAGGGGGATAATATAATTGTGTGTTAGCTTTCTATAGCGTTACATCAATCCAACCACACCCAAGAGGGTTGTTGAATTTAACACCCATGTTAGCATCTACCCACATTTCCTTGTATCTCTTAGGGATACCATCTGTTCTAGAGAGAGTCTCTCCTGAACGCTCTGCCCAAAGTTGGCAAAGGTTGATGTTTTTCATGTCGGCAACCATGATTCTGTTTTCAAAGGCTGCAGGGAAAGAAGCTCTATCCGCAAATCTTTGATAAGGAACCATAACGATTCTAGAAGAACCTATGTCAACCTCGTTAAGACCTAACTTGGCAACTTCATCATTTGGCGTATAACGAGTCTTCTCGTCTTTATAAGCCTTAGAAAGTGCTAAGTGGACTCTTGGAGTCATGAACGCAAAACGCACCTGACCATATTCTCCGTACTCAGAAGATAAAACTATATCTTCAAAAGCGGCAGTCAAGGTCGCTGAAGTTGCAGTTGCATTAGGAGAACCTGCAGCTACCATCGCAGGGAAAATCCCTCCTGTAGATTTAGCTACTGCTCCTGAAGTCAAAGAAACTTCTCCTTTTTGACCATTCCAAAATGCATTTGAAATATCAATTCGGAATTGTCGCATCATTGCGTTTCTTTCCATTTCAAGGAAGTTGTTGGTTACAGCAGCTTGCTTCAACTTGTGAAGTTCTACTTCTCCATAACGCATCGCTTTGTTGAACAACTGAATGTAGTTGTGTCTTTCGATGGTTGTTCCTCTGAAATACTGCGCCCAACCGTCTGCTCCATCTGCTTCCACAGAAGAAAGGTTACTGAATTGGTCTCCCGCAACAACAGCAGGTAAGCTATCGTTAGTGTAAGGCTTTACAGTAATCTCAGAAGTTGAGGTGTTAATTGATGTTACCGTTCCTTTTTGGTTATTAGGATAAATAACAATAGTATCAGTACTAATGTTGTCTAAAGAAGACAATGCAAAAGTCTGAGTCGCAGGATACGTAACAGCCGCTGCAGCTGCAGTAGATGTAAGCGGTTCTCTTTGGTATCCCATTTCTTTGTAGAAGAACTCATCAGAGTTCACCTGTTGGAACTGCTTCATGTTAAGCAATTTCAAATCAAAGAATTGTTGTGGAGCAGAATCAAAAATCGCTCTGTTGGTTACTTTTTCAACCAAAAGCGAAATGTCATGCCCAAAATCATTCGCATACTGCGAACCGATTGAGTTGAGATTCGTGTTGTTAAACGAATCATTTGGTAAATTAAATAAAGGCATTTCTTTATAATTTTAAATTAAACACTCCCCTAACTATAAGGGTCTTTACTGAATTGCCCTTGCAAGTGAGATATAGAATCTAGAGCCTCTGTACTCTGCTTTCGCTGAGTTTGTCCCTGTCTAGGCTTCTTGTTACCTCTTTTAACTATAGTTTCATTCGCCTTGGAAATACCATCTTTCTTGGCTCTTCCTAGCAAACTCTCCATAACCTGCTTTCCAAACATTGAAAAAGCCATCATTTCTGCCGCTTCTTCTTTGTATGTACCGTCTTTGTTGTAAAACAAACTTTCGATGTCTTCGTCAACCAAGCGTTGTCTGACCTTTTGAAGGTCTTTCTTACTGAAGTTGGGAAACTGTTGTTTTAATTTCTCTACGGAACTGACCACGCTACCTTTAAAGTTCTTTTCAGAATCCTCTTGCTCACGCATTATTTCAGCACGCCTGTTAACAACCATCTTTTTGTCTGACTCAAACAATTTTCTCGCAGACTTGTACAGCAATTCAACTTTATCTTCATAATCATCGTCATCAATGTCTCCATCGTCTAATGACTCTTTTATTTCCGCTATCTCTTCTTTAAAGTAATGCGACACGATTCCTTCTTTATCTTGACTTTTAAAGTCATCATCGTAATTTACTTTTGAAGAGGCAGAATTAAAAGCCGACTTATAATCCTCTGCATTAGCAAAGGCTTGAATTGCCGATTTAATTTCACTTGGTAGATTTTGAAGCCCTTCATTTAGCTCTTCCAACTGTTTGGAGTTTTCCGCTCCTGATTGGCTTTGATTTCTCCAAGTATCTACTTTTTCAAAGAACGAACCTACATCTTCCAACCCGTAATGGTCTTTAATGTAGCTTTCCATTTCTTCATCAATCTCAAATTCCACTTCTTCTAGTTCTTCGTCTTCACTATCAACTCCGATGCCAAAAGGATTCGTAGAATCTCTTTCTTCAGTTTCTTCTTCTTCAACCTCATCTTCAGTTTCTTCTTCTTCAACCTCGTCTTCAGTTTCTTCCGCTGTATCCCTATTCTTTTCTACAATAGACTTTAAGTTTTTATACTCTTCCATCTCTCTTACAGATGGGTCTATATCAGCTAAGGCTTCAATTTGGTTAAGCTGCGCTAAAACTTCATCTTCGCTGCTTTCTCCTGCATCTTCATTTGCAGAAACCAATGTTCTCGTATCGCTAACGGGTGCATCCGCATTACTCTCGGATTGCGGCTGCTCTACGACTTCATCAAATTCTAATTCATCATTCTCTGTTGGCATGCTTCACTTTTTACGTTAAACAAATATATTTATTTTTTGTCACTTAACAATAGCGTTTTCTACTCTAGCAGATGCTTCTGCATCCATTTTTATTTTTTCCCGCTCTGTTTTAGCACCTTCTTTAGCTTTAATTTTATCCATTTCAGCATCTCTGTCTAGCTGTTTTTCCTCGGCTTGACTCTGCATCATTTCTTGAGCTTGAGCATTTTCAAGCTGTGCCATTCCCTCAGCCTGCTGTTGCATACCTGCCTGTTGCTGTGCCTGTTGCTGTTGCTGCATTTTAGATGCTTCTAGCAGTTCTTTTTGATACTCACGCATTGCTCTAGCAATATCGTCTGAATCTGAACGGTTATACAGGTTAGCAAACCTAGGAGCATCTAACATTCCCGCTTGAAGTAAAGTAAATAAAAGTGCGTTTCCTGATTGAATTGCTGTTGCTTCATCTTCTGAACGCTCTATGAATATTTTAAAATCTTCAAGCTCAGAATCTCTAGTTAGAATAATATTGTTCATTCCTCCGTCACCCGACATCATGGCTAGTCTTCTAGGGTTTTCTATATAAACTCTTTTCCCTACAGTAGTCATGTGCTGAAAAGCTTGAGTCAATATAGACGTAAGGGCATAATAAAATGGTTCTTGCACAATAGAGCCTCTTTGTATTTGAGATTGTATAACCCCAACTAAAGCATCTTTGCCGCCTTGAGTTCCTGTCATTGCCTCGTTTATGCCTGTAATATCTTGCATAGCACCTTGCATGGTATTTATAACATCAAACAAAGCCATTGTTCCGCTACCTATAGTAGAGCCATAAGTACCAACAGCATTTTGAACGCTTCCTGTTCTTGTGGTGTCTAAAAATATAGGTTTAGACGTATTAATGTTTCTCATTACTGCTTCTTCTCCGTCTCTTGGGTCAACAGCATCTTTAGAGATTACCGTTCCTGAGCCTCTAGAGTTGTTGATGTGAGATTCAGCCACTGACAATAGTCTGTTTATAAATCGCTGAGGTTGAATAGCATCGTCTAACGGGCTTAAAACCTCTCCTTTATCGTAAGACCAACAGTAAGCCTTGTATGGGAACTCTACATTAGATGGGTCTAATGCTTGTTTTTGTTGATAGGGAACTTCTCCAAACTCGTAAACTATGTCTACCGAGCTAGTTACTCCTATCTCTTCTTTTGGTGTGAAAATGCAATATCTTAAAACATCTACATATACCTTGGCTTTTTTCTGACCTTTCTTTAAAGCCTTATTCATTTTTGTAGGTGGCTCTATCAAGTCTTTGTCTGTATATGGAGAATCAGGATGGTTAATTCGAGTAAAGAACGGATACTTATAGTTGTCTTCAACGTATCCGTATTCATGTTCTTCCATGTCCTTCCAATACGCTTCGTACACAGGAATCTTTCCACCACTAACCGTATAGTAGTTGTGTACCATTCTGTGAATTTCAATGCTTTCGTTAAGAGAATACTTTTCGATTGCTTCTCTTTCGTCTTTAGTTAAGTTTTGGTATCGTTCAAATACAGACGGAGCATCTAAGTAATACCATTCACCCATATATTCAGCATCTCTAAGGTCTGAACGTCTAGCACTCAAATCCCAATAATAAAACAAGGGGTCTACCCAACCTCCTAAATATCTTCCGTTTTGTTCAAATCCTTTATACAAGCCTAATCCTGAGATAGCTAAATTTTTAGTAATCTGAACTTTTATTTCATCAATCTCTATTTCATTGGCTATAAATTGAACAAGGTTGTTGATGTCTTCTTCGTGAGTATCTACCCAACTGTTTTCAAATATTTCTTCCGTTTCAATTTCTGTCTCTCCTATTGGAACACTATCTTTTATTGCATCTGCAAACTGAGGTATAGCCTCTGCAGCTTTATTATAAAAAAGAAGTCTAGACAATTCTAGGTCTCTTCTGTTTATTGCAAAATCAGAAGTAGCTTTAGCTTTAGCATTAAAAGATAATCTAATAGCGTTACCAACGTATTGTTCTACCATTGGTCGTATAAGGTTCTTAGCAATCTTCAGTCGATTCCTAACATCTCCTGATTCATCTAAAAAAAATCCTTCTAAATCTTCATCGAATATCCATTGTCCGTCACCGCCTTTATAGAAAGACCAATTTGTAAGTGTTTTTGTAACGAAGTTTCTGTGAAGCGGGTGATTCATTCCTTGAAGTGTCCACCTAGCATATTTTACATGATACTCCTTATCTTTTTTGGTTCCAAGTCTACTTGGTCTCTGCGTTGATGTATTAACAAATAAAGGCATACTTATACGGTTTTAGTCTAGTCGGTCTCTTACTCTTTCGATGGAACTCTTGACTGTAACTTCTTTTTCTTTTTTAACGGTAACTCCGTAGCCTGACTCCATTCTATTAATCATCTCAGGCATCTTAGCGGAAACATCCATCATCAAAGATGCGTATTTTTTCTGCTCATCAATATCCATTGTCTTCTTCTCTTCTTCTGTTTTAACCACTATCGTTTGCAGTTGGTCAAACATATACTCGTCAAGCATCTTAGCTCTTAACCTGTAAGAAGGGTTAAACGTGGACATCTTCGTTATCCCCTCCTTCAGCTTCTGAGGGATTTTACCCTCGTGCATTTCTAGGTACTCTTTCCTGTTCCTAGAGGCTGAGTTGTAACACTGCTCAAGTGCAGCTCTTAATCTTTTCTTCTTCTCATAACTAGCAATTGGTGAAGTTCGATTCCCCACCAACCAACATAGCTTTAGTTCCCTTGAACTCAAATCCTCAAATTCCTTATACCCCTTTAGTTCGGGATAGTCTAACTCCATATTGTTAGACTTCGGCTCAAACAGCGTTACTTCACTCATTCACTATTTTTATTTTTACCCGCCACCAAGAGCTTCTTCCTCACTAGAAGGCTTTAGTTTTACTGTTCCGCTTTTTACAATTTCCCCCGTTTTTAGATTTTTTAACTCTTTGTGAGCATATGTGCTAGTGTATTTTGGCGATTCTTTTTCTTTTTTCTTTTTTTTCTCGTCTCCCATGATTTTTAGGTTTTATTTGTTTTTTTAGTTACCGTTTGTTTCTTCATAAGCCTTGGCATATCTCTTGGCGCATCATTTTTAGTTACCGTTTGTTTCCTCATAAGCCTTGGCATATTTCTTGGCGCATCATAAGGGTCTGTCCTACCTTTTACCCCTGCTTTTGCAGCCTTTGCAGCAGATTTTCCTGCTTGTTTTGCTTCCCCTGCTTTTGCCTTGTCCTGTTTAGAAACGTATTTCTCAGCAGCTTTTCCTTTTTTGACATCTCTGCTTACTAACTCTGTAGGCTTAATGGCTCCCCTTTTTTTCATGCTTGTGTTGGGAGTTTGCTTTTTCACCTTAACGACAACTTTGACTTTTTTGCCGTCTTCGTCTTTTCTTACCTTCTCTATTGTCTTTTTTCCTCCTTCGTAAGTGACATTCCTTTCTTTAGTACCTCCATGAAGTCTTTTTTTAAGCACTTGCTTTTCTCCGACTCTTTTATCGGTCTTAGGGTCTCTTTTTACGTCTTTGGTTACGACTATTCTTTTTTTTGCCATGGTTTTAATCTTATCTCGTCAATGAGTTAGTTAACAAAGGGAGATTTCTCCCCCTTCTTTAAGGTTTACTAACTTCTTATATTCCAAGATAGTCAGACACAGGTGTGTGAGTCCCATCAAGTTGAGCATCTATTGCTGTGATAAAAGCAGCATAGTTTGCTTGTCCTAAAAGAACGTACACTCTGATAAACTCAGGATACCCTACCAATGCTCCGCTAACAACATTACTTCTTTTGAAATTAACAAAGTCAATTTCGTAAGTAGTATACGTTCCTGCAGGTGCAGCTTGATTTGGGTAGTCTGCATTAACAACCGCAGGAGTTCCTGCAGGTGCTACATGAGGAGTTCCTGTTGCAATAGCTGCTCCTGAAGGTGCAGTCATTGAAAAGGCTCCGTCAGACAATACATCTTGAGTAAGCTGAACTGTTCCTGCTCCACCTGAAGCCGCTGTTACACGTTTTCCTGCATCCGCATTAATTCGAGCAATAAACAAATCTCTCAATGCATTTGCTGTTGGTGCTACTGAACCTGAAGTAACTACATACTCACGAATTGGAGTAAGTTCGTTTGCTTCGGCTCTTCCTCCGTCACCGTTAACTTGAACATTATTGAATCCAATTAATTTTGGAAATTCAACAGAAATGCTGTACTGAGAATCAGCAAGTAGAGCAACTGCCGAAAGGTCGATAGTTGATATTTGCGCTGTTCCTGCAGCATATGCAATTTTTCTTGATGCCGTAGCATCTGACAGAATTAAAGGAGCTGTCAAAATATCCGCTAATGGAGCGTTGCCCGCTAACGTAAGTTTTCCTCCGCTAAGGATAGAGTTTTGCACTAAAGGCGTTGCTGTTAGCCCTGAGTTAATCACTCCACCTTCTGATGGTTTATGTGCCATTTTATTATGGTTTTATTACACAGAATGGTGTGCGCCATTCGGTACGATTTTTATATAAACTACTCGCACAGTATAATTAATTGTAACAAATATAATAATTTGTTTTTCATCATTTTCTGATGTATCTAATAATTTTTCCTCTTCCGTCTACTTCTGCTAGTCTAAGTTTCCATCCTGTTTCGGAATTTTGCACGTATTTAATTTTTCTTGTTTCCTTTCTAGCTTCGTTAATTAGTTTGGGTTCGTATCGGGAGTGTGACTGTGCGTTTATGTATGCGAATACCATAGAAAATATTCCATCATCGTAATCGTATTTCAGGTCAGCGGCTTGGAATCTAGTTTGTCTGTGTGTGGCACTTCCTTTTAAATCTTTTTGTACAAATGTTTTGAGTTGTAGGAAGAACCAAGGGATGTATATGTTTTCTGCGTATGCATCAATCATTTCTATAATCTTGTTGGATATGTGTCCTGCTGTGTTTGTTTTGTTGGATATTCCCCACCAACCTGATGTGGGAGTTTGCAGGAATGGTGGAAGTATGGAGTTTGCGGTTAGTCTTCTGCTTACTCCTATTTGTTCTTGAAAATCGTAGTATAGTTGTCCGATATTTCTTTCTAGCAGTTCTTTTACTCCACCTTCGTTATTTTTATCGTAGTATAGTCCTTGCAGTACGCATTGCAGGTAGCATTGCTTGTAGTCTCTTACTCTCCAAAACACCATAGAAGAGCAGGTGTTGGTGTAGGCATCCCAAATAGATGCTGACATTTTTGAGTGACCTGTTTCTGAGTTTATGGGGTCAGTTCCTTGGTAGTATCTATATTCCCAAAGTTCGTCGTTGGGTGGGTGTTTAAATATTATGGCTGTGGTTCTTTCGTCTTCCATTCCTTCTGTTGGAATGAAGTTGGCTCCTTTAAGTGCGTAGGGCAATACTCCATGTGGTGTTGGCTCGGTTGTATTGTATATTGGCTCAAAGTATCCGTATTGCGGTTGGTCTTGTGGGCTTAGGTTGTATATTTTGTTTAGGTAGCTGTTGCATTTGGCAACGGGAATAATTGTCTTAGCTGTTCTCAGGAACATATCCTCTAGGGTAATGGGATAGTGTTGGTGAAATTGTACTTTAGAGCTTTCTGCTTCTACTCCTGATTTGGAGTAGTATACTTTTTTCTCGCTTTCGTATATTTCTTTGCTCATTCCTTGTCTTGCGTATGCATCGAAGAACAGGGGTATGATTCCGTATTTGTAGTTTTCGGTTCTCCAAGCTTCGACAGCGGCTTTAAATTCGGATTCAAATACTGCTCCACCTTTAGACATTTCTCCACCTGTTCCCCAACATACTAGCTGTCTTCTCATTTCCATTTGTCCGTTATCGGGGTTAAAGAAGAATAGGGTAGGTCTTCCTTCTCTCATCATTTTGCCAAAAAGTTCAAATAGTCCTATTTCGTCAATTAGTACGAGGTTTGGTGCGCCACCGTTGATGGCATCTATGGCGGGGGTATCTACTTGTATTCTAGAGTGTGAGCCTTCTGTTCTACCTTTCTTTTTGGTTTTTCCTTTCATGGAGAGTGCGGAAGCTGAATCGTTGTGTGGTTCTTCTACTAGCCATTCGGGTATTTTACCGAATCCCCATCTGATTTTGTCTCTAAATATTTCTTCTCCTTTGTCTCTAGAGTGTGTAATAAATTTACAGAAGAATGATTTTTTGAATGAGATTTTGCACATGGCTACTAATCCCATTGTTGTTGTGAACCCAATTTGTCGGGCTTTCCCAATCATAGTATTGTACCCACAGTCAACGAGGAATAGTAGTATCTGTTGCGCTTTCCACGCTTTGTATTTAACCTCCCCGCCACTTGCATCTCCTTCTTTAAGATAGCCGTATTTGTTGGCGAAGTACAGTGAATGAATTTGGCATCTTTTATATTCTTGTACGATGTAGTCTTCTTGGTCTTCGGTATTGGAATAATTGGTAATATGGTCATCTTCATCTAGCCATTGTTTTGCTTGTTTGACGTAGAGTTCAAATGGTTTATAGGTAATCATGTTTCTCCATCCTTTGTTCATGGAGTTGACCCATCTAATAAAAGAGCGGGGGTATTCCATGGGTTTGT